AACCAGCCCAAAATGGGACGTCACGGTAACCCAATCCTCATAGGTAGAGGCATCACCTGCAAAGGTGATGTCGTCTCCGTTAATGAGTACCTTACGATACCGCTTCACCCCAGTCCTCTTCCGACGCATCGAGGAAACGATGTCGTAACAGGCCTTGTTAAGTAAACACAAGACCGGAAACGACAACAAGTTCCCCATCATTGAGCCTCGTCTTATGGGGTGACTAATCCCATTCGACGAGACCCAGTGGAGGTTCTCTGCATCGAAAGACCCAACCATCACTTCCCTCTCTTCTTCGGTCAGGTCAGGACACCGGGCCAAGACGCCGATTATACAACTGACGGCCTTGAGATAAATATTGTTGGTGGCGGCCGAGTAGTCGCCACTAACAAAATCTTCTCCTGGCTCGCGATCAGCGACAATCGTCTTGGCGTGTTCGGCAAGGAAGTCTCCTCTCACAAGCCACTTGCGACGACTAAGAAAGTCGTACAAGCACTCATGGACAGGCTTAAGGAGACCCTTGACACGCGCGGTCTGCATCGTGACGACCCTAAACTTCCCCTTCGTCTTAACGGTACCAACCCGCAAGGCGAAGACGTCGTCAGAGAACTCAGAAGATGCAGTACCCAGTGTACCGCCGTTCCCTCTGGGGGTCTCGAAGCAGCCATTCTGGTCAGGGACCAGAAAACGCTGCCTATACTCCCCCATTCTCTTCCCCCACTTGGTGGAAACGAGCCTCTCGACTCGCTTCGCCAGCTCACCAAGTGGATCTAAACTCCAGCTGGCAGGAGACGCAGGATCATGCTCAGGATCAGTAGCAACCAAACGCTGCCATCCTGAACGCGCATGAGCTGACGCCTTCTTGTCGCAAGTGCGGCACTCAACATCGAAGAACCTGTCACAGCTCTTCAACGTCTGTGAAAGAGTACGTCTAACGGACTCTTCGCACACTCCCGAAAGAAGGGTAGCCTTCCTGCTACCCCACTCCGCCCTTAGGCTAGGGCAGTTACTCCCGCGAAAGCGGACTTGGCAAGAGAACTCCAATGAGGAGAACTCTCTTCCGACCAAGGTAACTGCCCTATTAAGGGCTTGTCGGATCGACCCTGCTGCATGGCAGCGGGCGCCGACACCCAGAGAAGTCGAACCTAGATTCGGCATTCCGGGCCCTCGTTCACACGAGGTAGAGCCTTTTCG